GTTCGGTGCATACCAAGGTCCGCCTCCTTCGCAAGGATGGGGTGACCTCAATGAAGTGGTGTTCATACCCTACAATTCCTCGGAGACTTTGCGAGCTATGACTGAGGGTTATCTCGCACACCGACATGGGCTGACGGCGTTGTTGCCCGCGGGTCATCCATACAAGAGCACACCGCCATGATGAATTTTCCTGAAGCGCCGACCATTGGTCAGCAATACCCGGCAGCACCTGCGCCGCCGAGTTACGTTTGGGATGGGGAGAAGTGGGGGCCGCCAGCGTATCCGCATTTTCATGTCGAGCGCGCGGGCGATACGATGACAGGTCATCTGTCATTGCCAACATTCCCCGCTGCAGATAACGCGGTTCGTAGAGATTATGTGGATGTGGCTCTATCAACTGCGGTTTTGAAATCTGGCGATACGATGACGGGTCATCTGACATTGCCGACATCCCCTGCCGCAGACAATGCAGTGAGAAAAGATTATGTAGATGCGGCGATGGCCTCGGTTGATCTGTCAAGTAAAGTTTCGAAGACCGGCGATACCATGACAGGCACCTTGAGCATTACTGGTGGTGATTTGCGTTCGTATCGCGCGGGTGGCGGGACCGGTGTTCTCTATATGTCGAGCGGCGATAACTACCTCTACTGGAATGGCACGAATTTCCAACTCAGTAATGAGTTGGCTGTCTCGGGTCAGGTCACTGGTGTAGGTTTGAAAACCACTGGTGATGGTGATCGCATGCGATGGCGTGGTGATACGTTCAGCGTGATCTCCCACCAGAACAATAATGATTGGTATTTGATGGTGACGGACTCTGGCAACCCGGATGCCGGATGGAATGGGCTTCGACCATTCCGCATTGGGAAAGACGGCAATGTCGGCATGGCGCACGGCGTAAGTGTTGGTTCACTTAGTTCAGGTCCGATCACTAGCACGACAATCAACATGCAGGGCAATACCCTCTCCACTGGCACAGTCAATGCAAGTGGGAATATCAATTTCCCCGGAGGATATGGGGGAGGGAGGTCTTACGCTTACATCGGTTGGCAGGACAATTCCCAACCAGCATTTCTGATCTATAGTGGTGATCCTGGTTGGGATTGCTTCATGGCATTCCACCGCTTGAACTTCGCTACCTATTTTGGATTGGGTACTGACAACACTTTGCGTTGGGGTGGTTGGTCACACGGCAACAACTCGTGGCGGCTTTGGTCAGAACGAGATTTCGGTAATCCCTTTGCCTATGGAACTCCCGTTGTCGACGGACGAATGCCCTTCGCTGGTGACCCGGGCGTTCCATACAATAGTGGGCCTTACGAACCTTATGGAGGAGCCGTCTGCACCGGTATGAACGGTGCCGCCCCGGTCGGATACTACGTCGTTCAAACATTCCGAATGCGTTATATGCAACTCAAAAATGCTAATTGGTGGACTATCGCATATGCCTAAAATCATCGACCATGGCACATGGGTTGTTTATGTCCCGGAGTTGGACAAGAGACCAAAGGACGCGCCGGCGACTGCGATGTTTGCGCGACGCGAAAGTGATGGCATGGACTGGTATACCTATGTCCATTCTGGAAAAAATTTCCAGCCGGATACAGTCAAACTTACGATTGATATGAAGCGCGATGGCAAAGCCGTGGTCCGTTCACCGATGGTGGAAGCTGATCGGATGTTTCCAGGGAATTGCCGTCTCATTGAAATCGAAGGCGTGACACGCCGACAGGATGAAGCTAGCCTGATCGATGAATTCTGTAACAAAGAAATCGATCTCGTTAGTGGGCAGGTTGGAAAACTTTGGGAAGATCCTGATCTTCCGAAAATACCCAACATGCAGTTACTTCTAGAAAATATCGCAACTCGATTAGGAAACCTGGAAAGGAAAGTTAATGGACAATCAAGCACAAGCACAGCAGCTAAGCCAAAAGGTCGAAAAGGAAGTACGTCAACTGATCGGTGATCTGCAGATGCAGATCATTGTTCTTCGCGGCATGATTGAATTGCAGCAGCCACAGCCTGGTCAGCAGCCGGTGCCAGGACAGCCGCCACGCAATCCTGAACCCCAGCCAGAACCAGGCCGGGAGCCATTGCCGCCGCACCCAACCCCGCAGCCCGCACCGCCGCATGGTGACCCCAAGGCACATGCGAACGGCCGTCTCCGTGAGGTCAACTCATGACGACTGTAACAGTCAGCGTAGATGCAACAAGTCGCATTTCGCGATTTGAATTTGCAACGCCGCAAGCACCAAACGGAATGGTCTATGGCTACAGCGAAGTGCTGTTGCAAGAACCTGATGTGCCAAGTGGGGATGTCAGGATGCCAGGAGCACCTGCGCCAAAGGAAGGCGAAAAGGTTACTTATGGCGTCATGCCTGGGCCATCTATCAGCCGGGGCATTTCCATTGTGCTGGAAGAAACAGTTGATGTTGATGGGGTGACCATCAGCTTCGATACAATATTGAAAGCGATGGGTGCGTTCTTCCAGAAATGGAAAACAGAAGATGAAGAGACCCATTTGCCTGAACCAAGCGCAATGATGGCACCGACGGCAATCACTCCGCCGCCGATGCCTGACCGTCCAGCCGAAATGGATGTCAATCCGCCGCCGGAGTTAGCTCGACCTCGGGAATGAGGATGTGACCATGGTCGAGACAGCCAAGTCATGGATAAAAGAAAACAGCACGCTCGTGTATTTTCTGATCGCTCAATTGATTGCGATTGGCGCAGCGGCTGCGAGCATCCTCTCGTATTCCGTGAAGTTGGAAACTCGAGTTCATATCCTGGAGACCCGCGGTGCAGCTTACAGCGTTACTCGCATGGATGGGATGGCGCAAAAGATCACGGTCCTTGAACAGAAAATCGAGAACAACGAAGATTCTATAAGAAGAATTGTCGAACAGTATCTCAAAGATAATAGGAAATAGGAGGGACATGGTGAGCAAAACAGAATTCACCGAGATGGTGGCATTGGATGCTGCTGCCAAGGTACGCGAAACCTCGGATGGTTACCTGGTTTGCAGTCCGCGGATCGCTCGCACGGGCATTCAAGTCTATCAGGGATTTGAAGTCGGCCGTCCCGAATTGAAAGATGTCCGGGTTTACCGGCCCGATACCGAAGTCTTCCACGCTGATGCCGTGGCTTCATTGGCTCATAAACCAGTGACCAATGAGCACCCAGACGTGCCGGTCAACGCCAGCAATTGGCGAGATATTTCTGTCGGCCACCTCGGAGGAGAGGTGTTGCGCGATGGTGAATTCGTTCGCGTGCCGCTTGTACTTATGGATGCAGAAGCCATCAAGGAGGTTCGTGACGGTAAGACTCAACTGTCCGTTGGTTATTCGGCCACATTGCAATGGGGCGACGGAACCACACCGGCAGGTGAAAAATACGATGCAATCCAATCTGATATCCGTGCCAACCATGTTGCCATTACCCGTGCAGCTCGTGGTGGTCCCAAGTTGCGCATGGGTGATAGATCCAAACCAAAGGAGAGAACGATGGCTACTCGTAGTTTTGTTATCGATGGCATCACCGTCGACATGGAAGAGCGTGACATGCAGGTGGTTGAACGCCATGTGCAGAAGTTGGAGAGCGACCTCGAAGCAGCCCGGACAGAAGTCGCAACCATCCGGACTGCTGCCCAGGCCGATCTTGCCAAGGCCCAGACCGAGACAGCCAATGGTGCTGCCGTGGTTCAGACCAAGGACGCAGAAATTGCCACACTGAAAACTCAGTTGGCTGATGCCAAGCTCACTCCGCAGCAGCTCGATAAGCTGGTATCGGATCGCGTGGCCACGGTGACTCGGGCCAAGTCCATCCTCGGCGATGCTGTCGTCGTGGAAGGCAAGACCGAGTCTGACATTCGGCGCCAGGTCGTTGCATCCAAGCTCGGCGATACTGCCAAGGATTGGACGGACGAAATGGTAACGGCTTCTTTCAACACGCTGACTGCCACGTCGATCCTTGCGGACAGCAACAATACGCGGGACCTCACCGGTATCCTGGCGACTAACCATCAAAGCGGTGACCCTCTGACCAAAGCTTACGTCGAATACAATGAGGGGATCAGCAACCGGTGGAAGACCGCTGGCAACCACAACGCGAAGCAGTAATCTGTAAAACAGTAATCTGCGAGCAATAGTTTTTCCTCAATAAGGAGTTTACGACAATGGCAGACCAGAAAGAAGACGTCCGTCGCGATGAGAAGCACGAGGAGCCCGCCAAGACCAAGGGTGAACTCGTCGCTCGCAACGCGCAACAGCTGCATGAGATCTCGCAGCATAATGTGCCGCAAGCTACGTTCCCCGAGCAGATGCGTCAGGGTCTCCCTGGCATGATCAACCGCATGGTGGACTACAATGCGGTGTCGCGCTCAGTGGAAGGTGCAACGCCGATTGCAGCACCCCGTGCTGTGTCACAGTCGACGGCATCCGACATTGGTGCTTTGCTTGGTGGTTCACTGACTGGTTTCGTGGGCATCACCATCCTTGATCCGACGCTTGTGAACTTTGTCGGTTCAACCGTGCCGGCGGATGCTTATGCCCAGTATGTCACTTGTGGCGTACTGACCAAAGGCGAAATCTTTGCCACTGCAACGGTGGCGACGAACGCTGGTGATCCGGTGCACTTCGGCGCCACGGATGGTGTCCTCACCAACACCGGTGGCATCGGTCCAGTACCTGGCGCGCGTTGGAAGCACACGCGTCCGGCCAATGAACTCAACGTCGTTCAACTCGGTATCCAGCGTTAAGCGCGTCTTGGCGTTTTCGGAAACCATCAACCTGTCAAGGAGACAGAGATGAGCTACCATATGTTCGGTAAAGACGCGCAGCAAGTCGCGTATAACTATGTGGTCAATCAGACCACAGCCATCGAGACCCAGGTGGTTAAGATGCAATATCCGGATGTTCAGTATCCGGACCTCGTTCCAGTGGACACTGCCACTGGCAATGAGTGGGTGAAGTCCATCACTTACTTCAGCGCCGACATGATGGGTCGGGCGGACTGGTTTCACCACACGGCACTCGATGTGCCGCTGGCTGAACTGAGCCGCGAGAAATTCGAACGCGGTATGGAAATGGCTGCGATCGGATATCGGTGGACCCTGGAAGAAGTGGCGCAGGCCCAGAACACTCCTGGCCTCAACCTCACTGCTGACAAAGCCGTTGCTTGCCGGCGGGCTTATGAAGAGTTCGTCGACAACATCGCGCTTCGTGGTTCGGTGCCGAAGAACATGCAGGGGCTTATCAACTCGTCGCTAGTTACCGCGACGACTGCCCCGGCAGATGGTGCTGGTGGTCTCACCACCTTCGCCAGTAAAACGAACCAGCAGGTGATCCGCGATATCAACTCAGCCATGATGGGCATCGCGACTGGCACCAACTGGCTCTATTATGCTGACACCATCCTCCTGCCGCCTTCTGTCCTGGTTGGCATGGCTGGCCGGATCATCGAGTATTCATCGATGACCCTGCTGGACTGGATCAAGCAGTACAATGTGCTGACGGTTCAGACCGGACGGCCGATCACGCTCGCGGGCGTGCGTGGGCTCGAGACCGCGGGCGCGGGTGGCCTCAGCCGGATGGTGGCTTACCGCCGTGATCCGCAGGTGCTGAAGATGTGGATACCGATGCCCCATCGCTTCCTGCCAGTCTGGCAGCGTGGTCCCTTGGTGTTCGACGTGCCCGGTATTTTCCGGCTCGGCGGCATCGAGATCCGGATGCCTGCCGCAATGCGTTATCTCGACGGCATCTAACGGGATATCTAAAATGCGGTACGCCAGGCGTATTGATGGTTTTCTTGAACACGAAGCTCTTGCGGCACTTGACTATTGCCGCAGGAATGTTCGCTGTTGCTGGATATATTTGAACTCGGATAGAGAACGAAATCCAAATCCAGCAACCCATGAATACAGCATTTGGAAATTACAAGACGCCCGCAAGGATTTGCGGCGTATGATCAAGATCGTTCGGGCCTTCAAAGAACCACATCTCAAATTAGTAGGAGACAAGAATGGCTAAGGTAAAGAATACGGGTGGACAGCCCCGCGGCTTCTTCACTGAGGACGGCGGTCATGTGACTGTCGCTCCGGGTGAAGAAAAAGAGTTCAATATGACTGAAGCAGATTTCAAGAACCTGCAGCAGTCACTGGAGAACATGGATGACCCCAAGCCCTATGAATTGAGCGGCAGTCCCGGGGGCGTCAAAGCCGAAAAGAAAAAGAAAGGCGAAGACGAAGTGGAGATGCCGGCCCAATCCTCTGAGCCGCCGGTACCGACCGCCTCGCCGGTAGTGACCCCCGCACCGACAACTCCGAAGGCTCCTGTCTCGAAGAAATCCGATGACGACGATGACAGGAAGCCGGCAGCACCGCCGCAGCGGGGCAGGTGATCCCATGCCAGGGAAGTCACTCGCTCCGACAATGCCGCCGACCGTTGCCGAATTCCGGGAGGCCTTTCCGGAATTCGCTTCGGCGACGGATGGCCAGATCCAGATGGCCCTTGACACGGGCATGGTGTGGATTGATAGCTGGTGGTTCTGGCCCGACGCTAAGATGTCCGTGATGTACGCTGCCGCTCATTACTTGTATCTGCATGACAAGGCGAGCGGCGGCATGATCACAGGGGGTGGTGGGTCTGGTGGCGGTACGCCACCAGTCATTGATAGTGAAGCTGGATTGATCTGGGTCAAGTCAGTCCGCTTTCGGGATCGACAGGTAAGTTACGAAAGAGTCTCTGGTGCGTCCAGTGGTGAAAGCTCCAGCGGCGGAGAAAAAGTTACAACGTCATCCGAGGATTTCTGGAATTCTTCACCTTATGGCAAGTTGTATCTTTCATTCCAGCGGCGCAACGTTCCACATATTGCGGTGATCTAAGGCGGTAGCAAAATGGAATATTCCCTCCCAGTAGAACGGGCGCGCATGACGGTGGTGATGCAAGCCATCGATGGTGGCAATGGTCCTGGATGCATCCAGCTCCGCAATGCTGAACGAGTTGTCCTTGCTACGTTGCTGTTGACCAAGCCTTCATTTTATCTAGTTGGTCCTGACCTGCAATTGTGCGCGCCAACCACGACATTCATTGATATCACTGGCACAGCAGCCATTGGCACCATTTGCGATGGCAGTGGCAACATCGTCATCGATGAGATGTCTGTGGGTATCGATGTCACTGAAGACGGCATCCATGATTTCGAAATTGTCCTGGATACTGTCATGCTAGAAATCGGCAAGCAAATCACCATTGTCAACGCAACCATTCAGCATGGATAAGCCATGGCAATCGTCATTGATACCAAGCCAATCGACTTACGGTGTGATGCCGTATTCGGTGAACAAGTAATTCTGAAGCCGATGAAATCTGTCGGCACAGGTTATCGAGAAAGTGCTGTCGATAATTCTAGGCCAGTGACATTGGCTGTCGGCATCTATGATCAGACCCGAGGGGCTGTCCAGGAAACTGGTGGCGGGTTCAACCATCGGCAATCAACTGTCGCCACGACATTATCGATCCGCTATGAACCCCTTGAGCAATGTGGATTGCGTAAGGGGGACTATGTGACATTCCCAGAACGGGATGAGACCTATGAGGTCAGCCATATTCATGCTGAGCCGGGTGGTCGTCCCGATGTTCATTTACTAAGGGTTCTAGATGACGATGAATAATCCTTCGACGATGAAAGAGGCCATGGATGTTCTGGCTGATTCTCTTGATCAACTCTTGAACGGCACTAGTTCAGACCAACCCCGCAAGAGTGGTTTCGTTTTGATGCTGTTTCCATTCGACGACAAGAGTGGCCTCTGCAATTATGTTTCCAATGGTGCAGACCGTCAGCACATCGTGAGGATGTTCAAAAAACAAATTGAATTGTTTGAACAACAGTTCGAACAGAATGGTAAGGATATATGAGCATCATTCGCATGTTGACCCGACTGACTGCGGTAGCAGCGCTGCGCGGGAACACCTGGGCGGATGATAGAGTTTTTGACTCAGACAATACACCACTTGCGCAGGTGCTGACCACGGGCACGGCCAAGCCTTACATCGTTGTCTATACCGATGCTGACAATCGTCTTGAGTTCAGCGGCATGGAGCTTTACGGCACTCGCCGGGAATTGAACCTTGTCCTTGAAATCGGCGTCGCTTCCAAAGTGGAAGGCGAAACAGGTGGCACGCAGATCCAGACACCCCGGACTGATGAGGGCATGGAGCTGGCTCTTGATATGGTGGAGAACCAAGCCCTCGCTGCTTTGTTTGGTAATCCGCAAAATGACTGGACTGAATTATTCAAGAGCTTTGTGATCCGTGTCGACCGCATCAGTGGTCAACGCGGAGCATCTGCAGAACGGGATCGGCGATGGGCTGCGCGGCAGCTTGGAATTCTCTGCGATATCGTTTCTGACATCCCGCCTGGAGAGCCAGTGCCCGCAGGTCACCCGATCCGGGAGTTCATCACAACGGCTGAGAATAATCCAGAGGCTAACATGGAGCATGTCGGAGCCATCTGCGCGGCGTTGGTCAATGAAGAGACAGCGCCGGACTGGGAGCGGGTGCAAGCCACACTTGGTCTACGCAGATTGGGACTTCGTGCCATCGGACTTGCCCCGCTCGCCTCCGACTTTACGATCATGGCTGCCGTGGGTGGTGACGACCTGACTGACAAGCAAGGCGAGGCGCCAATTCTACGAAAAATTTCTGGCGATGATGTTCAAATGGAGCATGACCCAGAGCACGGATTGGTAGATGATATTGTTGTCGAAACCAACGTGGCCACAGCCAAGGTCAAAGAACCCAAAGACAAAATAAGTTCAGAGGGCAATGTCAG